ACCAGTATTAATCTCACCACCATGTTGCTGTCGTGGATCCATACTAATGTTTTTAGATTTAGCTACGCTATTTTTTAAAGCGTCAACCTTACCTTGTTCGTAAAAGTGATTAGCAATTGCATCAGGATTCATAGCAGTGTATAAAGCTTTGTGATAACCTTTAGCGTCTGCCATCTCGTCATTTTTGTTAAGAAACTTTCCTACAAAATTATTAACGTCACTTTGTGTGTCTTTTATTGCGTCAGCGTTTTTAATATTAAATCTAAACTTTTTCTCTCCAACTTTGTATTCAAAACCTTTGAATTCCTTATTGAATAATTGATTAGTTTTAGTGTCAAACGCATTTCGTAATCTTCCTAATTTTTTTTCTTCATCTTTTGATTCCGTGTTGTATCTATTGAAGAAGTCAATTGCTTTCTGTTGCTCACCCGTGAGCTTTGAACCATATTTGATATCTTCATAATATTTGGACTTTGCACCGTCCAGGTGTTGCTTTGCTTGAGCAACTTGCTCCTTCAAAGCTAATTTTTTTCTTCTAACATCTCTATCTTCATCTATATCTTCATCATAAGAGAAATTATCTTCCATTAAGAAGTCTATTTCTTCTGAATCTAAATGAGGTTTTGTTTGTTTGTAATATTCTTTAAGTAAAGCGTTATTATCTAATTCGGAATAATCCTTATTTAATTTCACGTAATCTTCCAAATCACCACCTGTATCTTCCATAAAATCCATTAATTTTTGGATATTTTCTGGTATTGGTTTTCCTGTAGTTTCGGCTTCTACAACCGCCTCTTCTACTTGCTCTGTTAACTCTTCAACTTCGTCAGTTATCTCTTCTAGTATAGGCGTTTCTTCATCTTGAACGGGGGTTTGTTCTGATGATACTTCTTCAACCACTTCTTGTACAGTTTCGGTTGGTTTATCTGTAACCACGTCTGTTGTTTCTTGCTCTGTATCGGCATTTTCTTTTGGTTTACTTAAATCAACTTTTATAACCTCGTCTTCTTGACTAAGTTTTTTCATAGTTGGTTTTTTCTTTACTTTAATTTTTTCGACTGTATCGTCTACTTTTGGTTGTTCAGTAATTTGTTCAACTACTTCTTCATTTTTGTTTTCTTTCATAATATAATATAATAATAATTAATAAAATTTGTTTACTTAGGATCAAACGCTCCTAAATTGAATCCGCCACCCATTATATCATTACCTGATGATTCAAAGTTTTTAGGTGGTTTTTCATTTTTTCTTTGGTCAATCATTTCTGATTGTTGTGTTGCTTGTATTTTTGTTCTTTTATCTTTACGATCTTCTTTTTCTTTTTCTCTACCTTTAACGCCTTCAACATCTACTTGTCTTAATTGCATGTTGTACTGAAACTCTTGCTCCATTAACATTTTCTTAAGTTCTCCTTCTGCTTGCATTTTCTGAATTTCTAACTGCATTTCAACTTGAGCAAGTTCAGCTTTAGACTGAGTGATTGCTTGGTTCTTTTGAACCTCTGCTTGAGCAGCTACTTGTTGTGTCTGAGCATTAGCTTGTGCTTGTGCTTGGATGTTTTGTTGTTGAATTTCTTGATCTCTATCTATCTTTTTCTTTCTTCTAACTTTTAACAATGAATTAGCTAATTTTAAATTCTTGATTTCTCTAACATCAATAGCATCTTCTAGTTCTATGTTTTGTTGTGATAATGCAATTTGGATATTATTTTCTAATAAAGCTTTCTCTTCTTCATCTGGCGCTAGTTCGATAAATATACCAAAGTCATATAAATATAAATTTGACATTTCTTCTAAAGTAGATACATTATGTCTTCCAATAGCTTGTATGAAAGCATCTTTAGTTGGAGAATATTCTATAATATCAGATATCCTTAAAGAAAGACATTCAGCTATACTAGATGTTAAAAATAATCCAGATTGTAATATATGTCTTGTAGCAGTATTAGAATTTGCTGCAGCCATTTTTTGTACTCCTACTAAAGCATTTTTGTCAGGTAAAGTTCCGTCTCTAGCTTCATTTAACCCGGTAGTATCTCTTATCATCTGTAAATAATAATTATATGTACCAATTAAAGCTTGCATTTTATTACCACCACTACCACTTGTTATTTCTTGAATAGGTACTTTACCAGGATTCATATCACCCTCTGAAGTAAAACTTCTCCCTATTACTGATCCAGTTTGAAAGAACATGTTTAAAGCTTCTTGTGGATTATAATTAGTTCCATTTCCTAAATCAATTTCAGCTAAACCATCTGCATCTAAGTAAACACCATCTGGAACCATTCTTGATAATATTTGTTGTAACTTTAGATGAGTTAATTGTATCATGTCTGCAAACCCAGTTATCCTCCCAACTAAAGATTCTATTTTACCTTTGTACATTCTTGGTGCTACAATAGAATAATTCATTCTAACTTTAGTAAAATCACTTTTAGGACGTAACATGTTTTTTGCCATTTCCCATTTAAGTAATTTATCAGTGCCAAGTATCATTGCTCCGTCATATAAACACTCTATAGATCTTTGTAACCTTTCGTATCCACCTTCTTTTTCAGCTGGAGGATTAAACGTATCGTCCTTCTCTATAACTTTCATAGCTCCAGATCCAGTTTCTTTTACTTTATAAACCTCGTTCATATAGCTCTTGAAGTTAAAGTATAATATTTCTACTTGGTTATTGTCCATCCTACTAGTGCGAGAAGATTTGTTTTGAGATATCTCTTCTAAATCTTCATGAGTCAAATGTGGAAATTGTTTTGCTAATTCATTTATTGGAATTGTTTTAACTTCACCTACATAATATAAGTCATCAAAGTAAGGAGAGTCTGTATAAGAATACACTAGATTAGCTGGATCAACATAATCAATAGTAACGCCTTCAGAAGTTGTAAATCCTGTTTTAACAGCACCAATTCCTAATACTGTTAAATCATAATAAAACCTCTTCTTAATTAACTCGTAATTACTACCTTCCATCAAAACTTTTAAAGCTTGTTCTTCAGCTAGTTCAATAGATTGTTTATAAGATAATTGCATATGAATTGCTAATTCTTCTTCATTAGCTGGTAAAGTTTCTGGATCATTCTCCGATAAATCAAGATTAAAGTTCTCTCTCGTATAAGCATCGATGTTTTTCATCTCCATGTCCTTTAAAATGGATTCCATGTACTCAGTTCTCTTATTTACTCCAAATGGATCTTGTGAATAAGCTTTTATATCGTACATTCTTTCAGCAATACCATTTACAACTATATCTACGAATTTAGGTATAATTGGAACTGGTTTCCAGTCTAAATTAAGATAAGACAAATCACCATTTATAGATAATTCATCTTTATATTTTTGAATTGATTGTTCTCCACGAGCGTATAATCTCAAGTTGTGAAAATTATTTTGATCGGTAGTGTATCTATTATGACCATGATCCTTATTAAACCATTCGGTTTCTATAGCTTTAGCTACTTTTAGACCATAATCATAACTTAATTTTTCAGCATCACTTACAACTTGACTAGGAAAATAATTGTTTATAACAGACTCTGCCATATTTATTGTTTGATTATTTTAGATGTATTACCACTCTGCGTGTATTTAGCAATACTTATGTTTAATTTTTGTTTTTCTACTTTCGCATTTGGAGCATATAAGTGTCTATTATTAGCCATAATTGCTAATCCAGAACTTATTGACGCATCAAACTTTGTTCTTTTGTTTATATCAAATCCAGCCCAATCATTTAATGTTCTATTAAAATATAAATCTCCATACGTACCATCTTGTCTTAATCCAACATGATCTTGTATATACATTTCAATAGCTGCCGCATGAGCTTGTTTTATATCTTCACTTGAATTAGGTATTCCTCCAACTTCCCTTTCCGTTACAGATAATTTATTCCATAACTTGTCTGGTCTGTTCATTGAATATCCTCTATACCCTCTTCTTCTTAAATAATATAATAATCTAGGTTTATTATTCTCACAAAGTATAGGCATACCATAGAATACTAAAGCCATTAAAACGTCTTCAAAGAATATTTCAGCTGTTTGTGGTCTAGCTAAATATTCTAAAAAGAATGTATTAGCAGGAGCATCTTCCATTGAAAATTTTGTTAATCCATGTAAAGCTCCTTTTGATCCTTCTCCATCAACTGTTCCTGATATATCATATGAATCACAACCAAACGCTCCCATATGCTCATTACCAGGCCACTTTATTCCATTCTTTAATATAACTTTATTTTGCATATGTTGAGGCGGTGTCCAACTTATTTTGAATCTACCTTTTTGATCTGGATAAAATATAACTTGAGTATCTTTTATACCATTGACCCATTGAAAATTACCAGTTGTTAAAACAGCAGAATTTCCTATACCTTCGTTATAATCTATTTGCTCATATATTTTAACTAAATTGAATATAGAGTTTTTAGTTTCATCTCTGAATGCGTGTTCTGTTGTTCTTGGGAACTGACGATAAAACTCATTTAAAGCATCGTGGTCTGACTTTAATCCTTCAGCTTCATTTTGCCAGTGTTCAATTATACCCATGTCTATTAATTCACCATGTGGGTCGAAGACATCGCTCTCTGGATTATCAAATACTGGAATTCCGTGTTCATCAATAAATCCTTCGTAGTTCCATTCCATTGGGATAAACAAAGAATATAAACCAGATTTAGTTTGTCCGTTTTTATTTCGTTTAGTGACGTCTGAAGCATTATATAGTTTTTTAAAGTTATCCCCTCCTTTATCTAAGGAATTGGAAGTTGAACCCATCATACACTTACCAACAATCCTACTACCTAATCGTAAACATGTTTTTGTAACTCTCCAATTGTTTAAAATATTATCTGGTCTATCCCATTTACCACTCTCATCATGTACCAATAGATTTAACTTTTCACCATCATAACTATTATCTCCTGTGTTCTTCCAATCAATGGTTGTATCTAATCCTTTTATCTCTTCTAACTTTTCGTTAGTTGTAATTTTCTTTCTAGTAAATTTACTTGCCGGAACTCTATATGCTAATTCACTTTTAGGTCTATCCATTCCATCTTGTACAGGTTTGAAAAAGAATGGGTAATTTATACTTATTGGAACTACTTTATCAGTAAACATCTTCTTAGCATCTGCACCTGTTTTAGATAAGATACCATATCTACTATCACTTGCAAGAGTAGCTAAGTTAACTGTTTCTGCACTAGACATAAAAGAAAATCCAGATCTACGGTTCTTTAAGTAGCACATCCCGTAACATCTTTTATCTGCTTTACAAGCTTCCCAGAATATATAAAACAATCTATTTGCTTCTCTAAAATCTGGGGCGCCTACGTCGATCTTACTCCATTGTAAGTACATATAGTGAGTACCGGTTATCCATACTGGTTTACCACTATTCATAAACCAAAATCCTTCTTCTCTTTTTTTAAACTCTTCGTCTATATAAT